ACCTCCTCCCAGCCGATCTTGATGCCGTACCAACCCTCGCTGAAACAGACGAGCAGCACCGTCCACATATCGTTGCCGAGTTTTATGATCCAATCCCAAAAGTCATGCCACTTGCCCAGGAGCCAATTCGTGCTCGCAATCCACACGACTTTCAGACCCGCCCATGCGATTGTCGCGGCAAGACCCAAGTCGCCCGCTTTGAGCGCGTTGAAGATTCCCTGCACCACCGTCTTGACCCAACCGAACAACGTCGTGAACTGCTCGCCAAGCCAGCCCAATGCTTGGCCACCCGCGCCGGAAGATATTACAAGGTATGCGCCCAACGCCACGACGAGCGCTATGACCGCGCCCAAAGGCGTGAGCAGGAATCCGATGACCGCGCCAATGGCGCTGATGACAGCAATGACGCCGGAGAGTATCGCGCCGAACACAGTAATTATGCCGACGACAATGCCGATAACCGTTCCGATTACTCCGATGATCGTGCCTAAAATACTCAGAGCAATTCCGGCGGCGACTACGATGGCGGAGATTTTCAGGATGGAAATAACGAGTCCCTGATTCTGGCGTATCCACGCGGCAACGGTTACGACTGCGGATGTAACTTGCGCGGCGAGGTCTTTGAGGAACGGCGCGAGTGCCGCGCCGATTGTGATGGCCGTCTTTTTGAGCGCGAGCGTCAAGTCCTTCAGACCGTCGCCGAACGCGTCCGCAGCGGCGGCATCCTCGGAAGACATTATCAGGCCAAGTTTCTCAGCCTGCGTTGCATAGTCGTCAAGCGCGACCGCGCCGCCCTCCAGCATGGGCATGAGCATTGGCCCGATTTTGGTGCCGAAAATGTTCATCGCCGCCGATGCCTTAAGAGCCGGATCAGAAATCTTGTCGATGCGGTCGGCGATGAGTCGGAACTGCTGATCGGGAGAGAGACCCTGCAGGTCTTGCACGGTGAGACCCAAATTGCCCAGCGCCTTCTGCGCGGACTTTGAGCCGCCAATCGCGTCGCCGACGGTCTTGCGCATTTTGCGCAGACCCTTTTCCAGGGCGTCCACGTCCGTGCCGGTCTGCTCAGCGGCGTATCCCAAAACAGAAAGCGCCTCGGCGGATACGCCGGTGCGCTTGGACATGTCGTATATCTTGCTGCCCGTGTCCGCGAAGCCTTTGGCCATGCCGAGCAACGGCATCATCACGGCCGCGCCAAGGGCCGACATAGACAGCCCGATGTTGCGGACGTGATTGCCGAAGGCTTTGACTTTCTTCTCAGCCGCCTTCAGGCCGCGCACGAGTTTGCTGTCGTCGGCGAATAACTCGACGAACGCCTTCCCCGCGCGTATGGCTCCTGCGAACGCCACGCACTATTTCTCCTTGGCTGTGCCGTCCGGTGTGGTGAGAAGGGCGTCTACAGTCTTCTGAACCTTTGCGGTGCCAGCGCGGTTGAAGATCGCATACGCGCCCACGAGAAGGGCGGCAATCATGGCCTTGGAATCTATCTGACCATCAAGCCACGCCAGGAGCGACGTGAGCAGTCCCATGACGACCACGATGTAGGTGCGTTTTCCGTTGAGCCAGTTCTTTATGCTGGACATGCTTTTCTCCCGATTAAAGGCCCACCAGTGCGAGCAGAACCGACAGCAGCACCGGCGCGACCGCCACAAGAACCTTGTTTTCAACTGTCTTGACGAATTCCTCGTACCGCGCTACGTTCTGCCAGCGCGCGGTGTTCTGCTTCACGCGCAGGATGAACGCTTCATCAGACATCTGCGCGAGCACGTCGGATACGGCCGTGAGGTCGCCTTCCATGAGGCGCTTGATGTAACCCCACGCGGACTCCTGCGTCATTTGCAGAAGGGTCGTGGAGTATTGCGAGAGAACCGCCTTGGCGGCGGATACCTCTTCAGACGGAATCTTCGCGAGCAAATCTTCCCAAGTCAGAGACATGCGTCACCTCCTTACTTATTGTCAATGGCCTTGTCGGCGGGTTCCAGAATCTGGTCATACTCCGCGCCCCAAGTCGTATCGCGCTTCGCGGAGCGCATAAATTCGCGCCACTGCTTTGCGTTCTCGACCGTGTAGGACTTGAGCCACGGCGCGGCATTCGGATCGGCGTTTGCCCGACGCGCGGCTTCCACGGCGTCAATCGTGGAGTTCGTGGCGGCGGTCCGCGCCTCGCCGTTCAGGTAAACCTGGCAGCCCGTGAAAAGGAAGCAGACCAGGCAAAACAGGGCGACAGCAATTACAGTTCTCTTCATGACTATCCTTTCTGGCCAGTGAAGGCCTCTTTCATGAGTCCGATGTTTTCTTTGGTGACTACGACGTAGTCTTCTCGCAATGTTTCAGAGTATGGGTTGAAGTCGTCCGGTTTGTAGGGCTTGCGCCGCTTCTTGGGATCGCGGTTGGCGTTAGCCAGAATCGAGCACACCAGTGACGTGTGCGCCCATCGTTCACGCCCTTGGCCTTCTGCCAGCCACAGCAACTCTCTCAGCGTGTGAGGCCGAGGGTCGACGCCAAGCGCTCCGGCGATTCGCCAGACATCACTCCAACGACCACCTTCTCCATCGTTTCGTCGGTGAGTTTGTCTGCCATCCTGTCCACGACTTTCATCTGCGCGTTCACGACCTTCGCCTGCGCCTCGATCAGCCGGACGACGTTTGTCCGGCCGCTCGATTGAAAAAAATCCGTGAGTTCCTCATAGAGCGCGCGGTTCATGGCCAGCATGGTCTCGCCGTTGAAGGCGTCCCACGCGTTGTCTTTCGTGAGGCCGTGTTTTTCGATCTGCGGCTCCAGCAGACAGAACAGGACGTCGGCGAGAAAGAACTTGTCGCTCACGAGTTTTACGGAGAGCAGTTCATGCTTCTCCGCGTCCGCCTTGTTCTTCATCTCGACCATGCGATATTTGTCGCCAACGCGCGCAACGCCCTGGTCGAGATCGAGCAGGCTGATGCCTAGCGCATCTTTGACACGCATTGCGCTGCCAAGCGTGAGACTGATAGTCCAAGTGCGGCCAGCCGCGTCGTTAAATGTTTTCACGCGCCACCTCCTGCCTCAACCCAAGACCTGAAGGTTGTAAGTTTCGCGGTAACAGACACCATCACGCCTTCCTCAAGCGGTTCGCTTCGCGGGAAACTCGTGATGGAAAAGTCGCCGTCCGGGCCTTCGCCGTTCTCCTCGGCCAGAGTTTTCAGGCCGACTTGTCCGCCGGTGAGATATGCCGTCTTGATGAGAGCATACCCGGCATCAGTCCGCTTGTACGGCATCTCGAATTCGACGGTGCACTCGCGCAGAGTTGCCACCGTTGCCTTCCAGCCGCCGTTCGCACGGCTTGTAACATCCGCCTCTCCGGCGTCCAGCGTGAGCGTTACATCGCGCACGTTCGCCAACTCGGTGCCGGGAGTCGCGCCAGCGGCCCCGCAGTAAATCTTGGCGTTCATGCCCATCGCATAAGTTGTTAACGCCATGTGCCCCTCCTCACTTAATCGAATCCCGCCACTTGGGCGGCAGTTGTTTCAGTTCCGTATCAAACGCGGGTTGCATATATGGTCTTTTCGCAACGCGCACCTGCCTGGGCTTTCCATATTTCTTGCGCTTTGAGTCGAAGAATCGCGTCTTGGTTTTCCCGCCGTGTTCCAGCAGGCGCGGCGCTTCGCCTTTTCCCTTGCGCAATTTCTCAGGGCCGACGACTACGGAGCGCTTGTTCGGGTCATACCCGAAGAAGATTTTGTCCTTGAGCAGGCCCGTGTGGCTGTATGGCGGTTGCCCCGGGCGTGACGTGACTTTGCGCTGGCGGATGCTTGTGCGCGAGCGCGTCCGCGTGTACGCGCCGAATTTACTCAGAACCTTGCGAGTCGCCTTGTCCGTGCGACTCGTCACGGCCTTCCTGTCAAAGAAGAACTTCTTCATGTCGCAGCGAATCACGAGGACATCCTATATGTGAGCGTGATAATGCTCGTGAACATGCGCTTGTCCTGCATGTGCTCAGGTGAATAGACCGGCGCGTGTTCAACCTTCAAGAGAACCGCGCCCAACTCTGGAACCGCTCGATTCTCTGCGAACATTTCGGCGATCTCCTCGACGAGCGCCATCAGCGGGTCCAGTTCCGAGGCATCCTCCACCTTGTATTTCTTTTGGACGGCGACATCGATCTTCGTCTCGTTGGCCATCGTCGCACGCGTGTGCTGGGTTAGGACCACACTGTCGGGTGAGACCGTTACGTGCAAGGTGGCCATATCCGGCAAATCGAAGTATGGCCTGTAGAGCCTCTGTGCCGTAAATGCCAGAGAGAACTTCCCAGCGTTAAGCATCGCAACGATAGCGTCCGCGAGTTGGACGAGTTTAGACGGCACGCTTCACCTCGTTTTCCAGCAGACACGGTTTGCGCTCCAGCGTCAGCCTGAGACCGTTGAGCGCCGTGGAGATGTTGTTCTGTGCATCCACACTACGCGCAACAAGGTCCACAAGGGTCTTCTCCAAATCGTTTATGCGATTCGCCATGCGCGCCTCGCGTTCCTGCAACGCTTTGGAGAAGACCCTTGTGGACCTTG